AAGATGCGATGTTAATTCATCGTATAATGAGAGCACCTGAGAAGAGAATGTTCTATATTAATGTTGGTTCTATTCCACCTAACGAGGTTGATCAATTCATGCAAAAGACAATTAATGCTATGAAAAAGACACCGTACTTAGGTCAAGACGGGAATTACAATTTAAAGTTTAATATTCAAAATATGATGGAAGATTTTTATCTTCCTGTAAGAGGAGGAGATACTTCTACTAGAATAGATACAACAAAGGGGTTAGATTATGACGGTACAAATGATGTTCAATACTTACAAGCTAAGTTATTTGCTGCATTAAAGATTCCAAAAGCATACTTTGGATACGAAGGTGATTTATCAGGTAAAGCTACTCTAGCAGCAGAAGATATTAGATTTGCTAGAACAGTAGAAAGAGTTCAAAAGATATTAGAATCAGAACTTACTAAGATTGCTTTAATACATTTATATACTCAAGGATTTACAGGAGAAAGTTTAACTAACTTTGAAATTAACTTATCAACTCCTTCTGTAATATTTGAACAAGAAAAGGTAGCACTACTAAAAGAAAAGGTAGACTTAGCTGCTCAAATGACAGACACTAAGTTATTTTCAACTGACTATATTTACGAAAAAATATTTGATATGTCAGAAGATGCTTATATGGAAATGAGAGACTTAGTAAGAGAAGACACTAAAAGATCATTTAGAAATGCTCAAATAGAAGCAGAAGGTAACGATCCTGCTAAGTCTGGAATGACTTACGGTACACCACATGATTTAGCTTCTATGTACGGTAGACGTTCAGTATCAACACCAAAAGGTGGATCACCAGGAGAAGTACCTCAAGGTTACTCTGAACTGGAACCACCAAAAGATCAAGCATGGGGTCAGCCAGGCCCAGAAGGAGGTAGACCACAGGAAAAAGCTTCAGTTTACGGTACTCAAGAAGATCCAATGGGAGGTAGAGACCCTTTAGGAGTACATGGTATGAAAGGTGGCTTTCCATCAGATAATGAAAACGTAGCAGAGAATTTATCTACCAATACAGTATACTTACAAAATAAAGATATGCTTAAAAATATAGTTTTTACAAAGAAACCTGATGATACTTCAGAATTGCTTAATGAAGACAACATAAAAGATTTAGGTAATTAATGTATATTTATAAATGTAAACGTGTACAATGAAGATTAAACATTCTAAATACCGCAATACCGGTCTTATCTTTGAATTGCTTGTTAAACAAATAGCAGCTGACACTCTTAATAAGAAAGAGTCTCCTGCTATCGATATTTTAAGAAAGCATTTTACTGGTAAAACTTCTTTAGTAAGAGAATTTAAATTATATGAATTCATTCTAAAGAATAAAGGTGTCGGCCAATATAAAGCAGAAACTATACTTTCAACTATTACAGAAATATCTAGAAAGTTAAATAGAAACACTCTTAAAGAGCAAAAGTATTCATTAATATCCGACATTAAAAAGGGATATGATATAAATGAATTCTTCTCTATACAGGTAACTGACTATAAAGCATTAGCTTCATTATACTGTTTACTAGAAGCACAAACTAACAACGATCTAATAGACCCTAATTTATTAGTAAATTTTAGATCAACTCTTCTTGAACACCTAACAACGGAAATTCAAGACAAAAAAGAAGTTAAAGATACATTAATCGAAGAATATAGTAAGTACGATAAAGATTTAAAATTACTTACTTTTAAAATATTACTAGAAAAATTTAACGATAAGTATAAAGACCTGTTACCACAACAGAAAAACATACTTAAAGAATTTATCACTTCAGTTAACTCTCAGACACGTTTACGCACATTAGTCAATGAGGAACTAAGTAATATTAAAAACGAAGTATCTAAATTAGCATCTAGAGTAAAAGATGAAGTAGTTAAGATTAAATTAGATGAGGTAACTAAATCTATTGTTACATTAAGTAATAAAGAAAAGATTAAAGACAACCACCTTATTAATTTAATGCAATACTACGACTTAGTGAATGAGTTAAATGCTCTTTAATGAAAAGATCAGAACTTACGTCATTAGTTAGAGAAGTAATGCAAGAGTTAGATGAAGCTAACACCACTAATGTTGGTGGAGCATCATTTTCACCTGGTCAAGGAGCACAGTATGCATCACCTAATTTTTTAGGTAAAGCTACTAAAGCTAAGAAGACATTAAAAAAAATTGGATTTAAACAGGTCAGTCGTCCTAAACGACCATCAAATACTAAACTGGTTGACTACTTATGAAAACAGTAACAGAAAAATATAGAGCTATAAAATCAGGTCAGATTACTGAAGCTGAATTTGTTAGACAGATGAGATTAACACACCCAGAACACATTACTCAGTTTAATGGGTTTGCTGATACCATTCAAATACTTAAGAATAAAGGATTACTTTTTGAAGAAAAAGAATACGTAACTGTCAACTTATCAGATGATTCTATTAGAAGAGGTTTAAGATATGAACTTCAAGCTATGAATCTAGATCCAGCAGGAAAAGTAACATCTGAAGAATTAGATAAAGCTAAGAAAAAAGCTACTGCTAATATCAATAAAGATCCATTACACTATTATAACTTACTATCTGGAGAGTCTTCTAAAGTAGATAAACATGATAAAGAAGTTGAAGTTAAGAAAGGAAATCATAAAGATACTCATAACGGACTTAAAAAAGCAGACCTTAAAGAAGAAGTTATTGCTGAAGGTACTAGAGCATTAGTAGGATATTTAGCTGGTGATAGATTAACTACAGCATATAATCATTATGACGGTTATCCTTCTCATTTAGGTAAAGCATTAGAGATGCACTACAATAATGATGAAGCTGCTAAAGACTTAGCACTTAAAGGATATATCTCATCTATGGATGCTGATACTGGAGAAATCAAATCCACTCATAATGACCCACCTGGTAAGATAAAACTATCAGAAGATGAAGAAGAAATGGCAAGAGAGATTGCTGAAGAAATCGATGGTATAGGAGGTGATTATGGCTATATCTGGGATGATAGATCTAACAGATGGATTACTATTAAGAACACAGGTATTCGTTCTATGATTGACCAAGTTATTGCTAAGATGGGTGACTATGCAGATGTACAAGAAGCTGACTTAGAAGAGACAGAAGAAGAATACTTAGCTAAAAAAGATGCTGCTATCAAACAAGCAATGGGTAAAGATGTAGAAGAAGTAATAGAATTACCTACATTAAAAGAAACTTTAGGTGGAATTGTTGCTTTTCTTAAATCTAAAGGAGCAGGAAATGATTCTATAAAAGACTTTATTAAGATGCATAAAGACGATATCCAAGGTATGGATATGGATTCTGTTGAAGATGAATTTAACAACTTTTTATCAGTTAATACAGATTATGTAGACGAAACAGACGCTTACGATAATGACGAAGAAACTCAAGACATGATCGATAAGATGAGAAAAGATGGTAAAGATTCAGAAGACTTTATAGACGAAAAGAAAGGAAAAGATCACGACAAAGATGGAGACATCGATGGAGATGATTATATGGCTTCTAAAGACAAAGCTATCAAAAAAGCAATGGGTAAAGATAAGGCTGTTAAAGAAAATTTAAAAGCTATCATTACTAAAGTATTAGAAGAAGATCAAATCAATGAAGCTGCTACTAACGTATTAGCTGCTTTTGGAGATGATTATGCAGGCTTTGATGGTATGAAATCAGCTATTAATGCATTAGAAAATATAGTAACTGACATAGAGCAGTACTATGACAAAACAAGAGCTAAGATTCAAAAGGTATATGATACATTAGGTGAGATTAGAAATGAAGAAGGTTTAAAAGTAGGAGGCTTTTTAGCACCTGCAGTTGAACAAGCATTCAATAGAGATCTTAGACCAGTTATCAAACAAGGCTTTACTAAAGCTTTAGATATGCCTCAGGTTAAAAAGTTAGCTAAACCAGGAATGGCTCAAGAAACAGAAGCTCCTAAACAAACAGTTTTCGGTTTAAACGAAAAGAAAAAATAATATGGCACAACTATTAGTAGATGTAACACCATTTAAATCAGTACTTAAAGAGTCTAAAGACAGACCAGGAGTATTTGAAGTAGAAGGAGTTATGCAAAGAGCTAAGGCTGAGAACCAAAATGGTAGAGTTTACTCTAAAGACATATTAGTAAGAGAAGCTAAGAAGTATGTTACAGAATTTGTAGATAGAGGAAATGCCTTTGGAGAACTTGATCACCCTGAATCTCCTGTAGTATCGTTAAAGAATGCATCTCATATAGTAAAAGAGCTATATTGGAAAGGAGATGACCTAATGGGTAAAGTAGAGTTACTTAATACACCAGCAGGTAATATAGTCAAAGAAATAATTAAAGCAGGACATACAATTGGTATCTCATCTAGAGGTACAGGTTCTGTAAACCAAACAAATGAAGGGCAATTAGAAGTACAGCCTGATTTTGAGTTAGTTTGTTGGGATTTTGTATCTAATCCATCTACACATGGAGCATTTATGAATCCAATTGCACTACAAGAAGGTAATGTTAAATTATCTAAATATAGTAAGTTAAATTTAGTTATCAACGATATACTAAGAGCATAACGTTCAGTTTTCGTAATTAGTATATATTTATATACGAATACACAATCTCTATTGTGTTAATAAGAATTTTTAACTTCACATAACGATTTAAATAATCGTTCGAAAATCAATTAATTTATTTAAAATGGCAAACAAAGATTTATTCAAGCAAGCTATTGCTGAAGCTAAATCTGTAAGGGAAGCCGCTATTGCTAACGCTAAAGAAGCTTTAGAAGAGACTTTAACACCTCATCTTAAAGACATGTTAGCTGCTAAACTACAAGAGATGGAAGATTCATCTGTTGAAGAAGAAGTAGTAAACGAAGTCGAAGAAGAGATTGAAGAAGGATCTAAAGACAAGGACATGGACGAAGCCAAAAAGGACGACGACATGGACGAAGCTAAAGACGACAAAAAAGACGAAGCAATCGAGGAAGACCTAACAGAGATACAACCAGTAGGAGAAGCTGACGAAGACGAAGCCGAGGATGATTCAGAAGAATCTGAAGACGAAGCTGAAGCAGAAATCGAAGACGCTGGCGAAGAAGCTGGTGAAGACGCTATTGAAGGTGACGAGGATCTAAAAGATCTTTCAGTTGACCAATTCAAAGATATGATCAGAGACATTATTGCTCAAGAAGTAGGCGGAGACGCTGCTGCTGACGATATGGATGCTGGTGATATTGAAGGAATGGGAGACGAAGAAGGTATGGAAGAACCTGCTATGGAACCTGAAATGGGCGACGGCGAAGAGGAAATTGACCTTGACGAACTTATCCGTGAATTAGACGCTATCTCAGAAGGAGATGACGAAAAAGAAATGGAAGAAGGCAAAAAAAGAAGACGATATGGACGAAGCTACTGAAAAAGTAGAAGAAGACACATCAGTTCAAGTTAACGCAGAATCAGATGGATCTGACTACAATATTAATAGAGTAGCTGATCTTAAAGAAGATGCAACTGAAGACAAGTCTGAATTAGGTCAAGCATTAGATACTATCCAAACTCTAAGATCAGAGTTAAACGAGGTAAACATTCTAAATGCTAAATTACTTTACGTTAACAAAATCTTTAAGGCTAATAACCTTTCAGAATCTCAAAAAGTAAACATTATCGCTGCATTCGATAAAGCTGAAACTGTAAAAGAAGTTAAGCTAGTATTCGAAACTGTTGCTGATAACGTAGGTACTAAAAAAGAGACAACAATTAAAGAACATAAAGGCAGTGCTTCTAAAGCTACAGGTACAACAGCTAAAAAACCTGAAGTAATTTCTGAAGTATCTAATGCAGTTCTTAGAATGCAAAAATTAGCTGGAATTATAAAATAATAAAAATCTATTAAAATTTAATTATGGAAATTAATAACCTATTAGAGAGTAGCAACAATTCTTACAAGAATATGCAAGCTGACTCTGCTAAATTAGCTGACAAGTGGGCAGCATCAGGTTTGTTAGAAGGTTTAGAAGAAAGACAGTCAGGTCACATGGCTATGATTCTTGAAAACCAAGCTAAACAAATCGTTGCTGAAGCAAACACAACTGGGACAGGTGGTACTTTTACTGCAGGTCAAGGTGAGCAATGGGCAGGAGTAGCATTACCATTAGTAAGAAAAGTATTTGCTCAAATTTCTGCACAAGATTTCGTATCTGTGCAACCAATGAACCTACCTTCAGGTCTTGTATTTTACCTAGACTTCAAATATGGAGATTCTAGAAATGGAAGAACTGACGGAGATAACATGTACGGTAATGTAACTGAAGCATCTACAAAGATGACTAAAGATGCAGATCCAACAGGTGGTCTTTACGGTGCTGGACAATTCGGATATACAATTAACTCTGCTTCAAAAGCATTTGCAGGAGCTGCAACTTCTTCTGTTGCTTTAAGTGATGTTGGATACGATCCAGTAAAACAAGTAGCATTTAAAAAAGTATCTTTAGCATTTAACGCTAATGATAAAATTGATACTAAAGGTGTAAGAGCATTTAGATTATTATCTGCATCTGTAGA